TCGTGAAAGTTAGTCGCGCCATAAGAATAATCAGGCTCTAACTTGTGCATGATGCGCCATGCAAGATCAAGAAAGTATGGTTGTATTGCTTTAGGTTCAGGTGGCTTAATTTTCCCATACCATGAAAATTGAGCTGGTTTTTTCATTTCATTACATACTTCTTTTGGATCAAAGTCGGCTCTACGCATAAGAACATAGCCAACTCCAATTTGTGCTTCTCTTTGTTCAGTATTGCTTTCCATGTAAATGGTTTGCGCTAGACAAAGAAGTGCCTGGTCGATCATATAAGACCTCCCTATGTAATTGCCAGTTTGTATTATACCATTAATCAATCTTGTCTATCTTGCATAAGACTGACTTCATGGGCTACTTCATCAAGGAACGCTTTTACTTCAGATTCCATGTCATCGATAAATGCTTGATCTCGCATCATTCTTTTTAAAAAGTGACGTGAACCTTCAGGCATACGACTATCATAAGAAAAGAAATCACACCATTCAGCACCGGTGCAAGACATTTGAGCCATCATTTGAATTTTATATTTTGTTGGTGGTTCATCGGCTTTGATGTATGACCAATGTGTAGCGCTATTAGGATTTTTGATTTCAACTAATCCCATGCGGCCTTCATTCTTTTCAATGTGAATAATTCCGTCAGGTGACGCACCAAACCATTCAATTGTTTTATGTTTTACAAAAGGCACTTCTTCTACAAAACTTTCGGTTAATTCCTCGTAGGCTTTACGAGCCTTTGGTTCTTCTTCTGTGCCACGAAGCATAGCGTCATTTTTATAGCCTTCTTCGATAACGCCTGTAACACGTTGGATAGCCAATTCAATTAAATAATTTTGTCGGCTTGCGCTTGGACCTGTTTTAGTTTTAGCCATAATGTCAGCAACTCGTGAAGCTGTGACATGACCTTTACGCAACTCTAACCATTCAGACGTTCCCTGTAAAATAATATCAGTCATTTAAGCCTCCAAATTATATTCAGCAACACTACAAACTTCTTTAAATTTATTTTTAACTTTTGTAATGTTGGTTGTGATTTCGTAACCTTCTTTGCGTAAACGTAAAACAGTATCAGCTAATCTGTAAATACCTAATTCACGCCATGCTTGAAGTGGATTGATTTTGCCTTTTGTTTGCAAGTGATTTAATAAGCGTTCTTTTTGATTCATTATTATTCTCCTATTCCGTGTGCTTTTTCAATGTCTTTAGCTATCTCTCTATAATCACTAAATGATACATAAAAACCATTTTCTGCAATTTTTTTATTCCACAAACTTTTTACTTGTTCTATTGTTAATGGTTTAACTTTTGGATAGAAATCCTCATCAGTGACATGGCTGTGTGGTATATCTTCTCTACACAAAATACAATCTGCGTTATAGTTTTTCATTTTGATGGCTCCATTGCTTGTTGTATGTGTTTGTTTTGTCTTTCAATACATTCCAAAATAGTTTTTAGGTATTCTGGTGTATACCAACCTTGTTCTATAAATACCTGCCCTGTTGAATGTATTTTTATTTCGTTTTCACTCATTTATCTTCTCCTATTTCAGTTTTACGGTCAGATAAATAACGTTTTACTTTTGCTAATGACGCATCATCAAAATTGCCAGCTTCACGATAAATAGCCATTAATTCTTGCTTGGATTCAGCTTTATTAATTTTCTTGATAATTTCCTCAAGTTCAATTTGATTTATATGTGAATTTGATTGTTGATGTATAGCATTTAATACTTCATTTGCAGATGCAAATTCTGTTCCACCTATACCCAAACAAGCTAATGCACGACCAAATGCAGAAGTTTCACAATTTTCTACATAAGATGTGCCATTAATTTGAGATGATTTTCTAAATTCTTGAGCGTGACCTGAAGCAACAATTCTACTTCCATCAATTACCATAGCTTTAATAATACATTGTTCATCATCTATTTTAACTATTTCACTTATTAATGAAAATGCTGGGAATTTTTCTCTAAATTCTTGCACTCTTAAAGCAACTGTTTTGTAATCTTTGCCTTTTATATTTACTACGCCTTGTTTACTCATTTTAAGCCTTTCGCTAATTGAATTGATTTTTTAAAAGTAAAGCCTTTGTTATACAAAAATATAACATTTCGGATATAGGTAATCATTAAAAGAAATCCTTATAAGAGTGACCCATGTCTAACATTTCGTCATAAGAACTATGGTAAATGTTAGCTTCGTTTAACTTTTTTTCGGTTATATTCATAGCCTCCTCAAAAAATGAATTGACTATTGATTGTGCAAATAAATTAACACTAACCATATCTGTTCTACGATTAGCCCAAAATATTGCTCTAATTGTGCCAGCTAGTTGTTCTTGATCCATGTGAGCTAAAACTTCTACAGGGTCAGTATCAATTAAATCTTCTGCAAGTTCTTGTTGAGTAATCATATTAGCCTCCAAAATGTTTACAAAGAGTGGGATAAAGCACATATAGCCATAATGCACAATATGCGTAGAACGCTAGAACTGTAACGATAATGCCTTTTGTTTTCATAATTTCCTCCATAAATTTAAAAACTACAGTTGACATTATTAACCAAGTGTTATTATTATGTCAACAAATATTTAACAAAAAGTTAGGAAAAAACATGACAGATAATGAAATTATTGACTTTTATGGCGGTTCTAAAGCCCTGTGTAAAAAGCTAGGTTGGTCAGGAACTAGCCAAGAAATTAAGGTTTATCAATGGAAAAAACGAGGTATTCCAGCCAAAATTAAGCTTCAATACCCTGAAATATTCCTTAAACGCAAATTTAAAGACTAGAGGATATATGCACTATTTTCAACATAATATTGCCGATTACAGGAAAGATACTATGCACCTTTCCTTGCTTGAACATGGAGTTTATAGGCAATTATTAGATCAATATTACCTACAAGAAGGCGCTTTGCCTTTAGATCAGGATCGTATTTGTCGGCTTATAAATGCCAAGACTTTGGAAGAAAAGGAAGCTGTATTTCATGTATTGCAAGATTTCTTCATCAAAAATGATGCAGGTTATGTTCATAAAAGATGTGATTTAGTCATTAATGAATATAATAAAAAATCCTTGACAGCTTCAAAATCTGCTAAAATTCGCTGGGATAATGCAAATGGTATGCGAACGCATAGCGAACCCAATGCTAACCATAAACCATTAACCATTAACCATAAACCATTAACCAATATAAAACCCTTGTCCGATTTTGATATGTTTTGGATTGCATACCCTAAAAAAGTAGGAAAAGAAGCTGCTAGAAAAGCATGGGCTAAAGCTAACCCTGAATTAGCTATGGTATTAAATGCGCTTGAATGGCAAAAGATAAGCCCACAATGGTTTAAAAACAATGGTCAATACATTCCTAATCCTTCTACCTGGATTAATCAACATCGATGGGAAGATGAAAAACAACAGGAGCAGACATTTTGATAGAAACTCAAAAAAAAGGCTTTAAAGACATGATGAATACGATTGCAAGTATTTACTCTAAACCTGAACCCACTCAAGACACATTACGAGTATGGTGGGCTAAATTAGAAAAATACGAGTTTATGGAAGTAAGCCATGCTTTTGATGATTGGGTTAATCGAAATAAATATATGCCAACAATTGCTGACGTATTGGAAACATTAAGAGCTAATCAGCCTAAAGACTTTGTAAAAGCATTACCTAGACATTTTACTGAAGAAGAAATTAGAAATAACCATGACAGGATGAAAAGAACTGTTCAAGAAATTTCAAGCAAACCATCTCTTGATCCTAAAGCATGGGCTAGAAAAATTGTAAATGATTTTGACAAAGGCAAATATAAATCTGAAATAGGAGTTAAGTTTGCAAGAGAAGCTTTAAGACTTAAATGAATTGTGAGTTATGTAATGAAAATCGTGGCAGGTTTAATTTTAATAATGAATGTTGTTGGGTGCGCTGGCTACGAGGTGCGCATAAACAACACGCAAAATCTATGCTTGAACGATACCAAGCCAAGCATGGCAGAAGCGAAATGTTAGAGCTTATCAGAAAGGCTAAAAATGATGATTAAGAAATTTTCAGTTATTATTGATGTAGAATTAGATCAAAAGAAATATGACGAAGTAGAATCATGGGGAATTTCACCTTCTGATTATGTTGCTTCTATTATTTCGGATCATGCTAGGGATCGTGGCTTAATTATGAAAACTTCTGTAACTGAAGTTGAACATAGTTTATTTAAACGATTATCTGTTGCATCAGATGACTTTATAGGTAAAGATGCTATTGCAGATATTGAAGCTGCAGTATTAAAAAATAAAATGTGTATTGGAGGAAATTGTGAAGATTAATTTTGAGTTGTTATTTCCAACTCCTGTTATGTTTACGGAAATGGATCG